AACCTCTAAATAAAATCTTTTGTCCTGTTGGCTTATATGTCATTTCAAGCGGACTTTCTTTTAATTCCCAATAGTCTTGAACTTGAAATCTATTAATAGCCCATCTTAAATCTGAATAGCAACTATCTTTCAAAGTTCTAAAAACTTTCCTTACAACAAGAGTATTAGCATTCTTATATTTCATCATGTTGTATATTATCCATAGAGCTGTTGTCTTACTCTTTTTTGAAGCTCTTGACCCCTTAACTACCTTATACCTACCCTTGAAGTTCCAAAACGATTTATAGCCCTTTCCAACGATTTGAGGTAAACTTATTTTTATAAATTTACTCATCTAAATCATCTTCACCAACAATCATAACTGGTAAAGTCCCTTCAATTTTAGTTTTATCAGTGAATAAAGCATGTCTTTTTCCTAAAAGCTCAGCTGCTTTAATTCTTTCTTTAGCTGATACTTGCTTTTTCATTATTTTTGCAGAAGAAACCCCATCTCCTTCTCCCTCAACTACTATAACTTCTTCTTGTATTTCTCCTCTCATCATTGCTGTTAAATTCTGTAAAACTTCTTCAGCAGATGCAATTCTTTCACTTTGAGCCTTTTGCATTAATTCTTCTATATACCCACTTATACCCACACTTTTCATAAAAGTATGTATTCTATTTTTTGCATAATACTCACTATATCCAGCCTTTATTGCAGCTTCAGTAGCGTTTCCAGATGCTACATAAAACTCACAGAAAGATTTTTGCCTTGCATTTAATTTCATGCTACTTCACCTCCAATTTATAATAAAAAAAGAGAACCTTTTGAGTTCTCTAAATATCTATATTATTTTTAAATTTTCTTAGTTAATTATTTCTAAAAAAACTTTCCCTACATCACTGACAATATAAGTTCCTAATGAGATTAATTCCTTTCCATCTTCTGAACATTTTTTATGTTCAAAAAATCCAACTCCTTTATAGCATTCAAAAGTAAAATCATTAGGTGAATATTCTTTGTCTTTGATATATTTTTCTTTAAACTTGATTATATCTTTGTTATATAAATTTTCTAATGCTTTAGTGCATTTAAAAAATAATATTTCATCAATCTTATTTGATATAAGAAATTCAAATAATCTACTAAGATAATTAATTTTTTCCTCAAAATCTATTCTATCTATTGTTATTAACAGTTTTTCAGAGAAATTATTAGCATCTTTTTCAAAAAAAGTTTTAATTTCTTCTTTAGTTACAGAATTTATTCCTTGTAAAAAAGAGTAAATTTTTTTTAACAAGTTTTTATCTCTAAAATTACTAACAATTTTTATAATTTCGGGTAATACTGGGATGTTACTAACTATAACTTCTTTTGTTGTTTCAAAAGCTGTTTCTAAACCAGCTTCAATTTCACATTTTTTTTCTATAGGAACAATATCATATTCAACGAGATTCCCTACAAAATTTTCAATAAGATCATTATCGGACATAATTTTCCTCCTTAAAAATAAGATATTACATATTATACATCTTTTTTTATAAAATAAAAAAAGACTTTTTTATAAGAACTCAATAATTTATCTTTTTATGAAGAAAATTATAAATAAAAAACTCCCACATAGGAACGTATCCTGTACATCTAAGTACTGTGAGAGTATTGATGCTATAGTGAGAGGGCATATTGGATTTGCACCAATGACAATAGGATTTAAACCTGTGCTCTAGCTAACTGAGCTAATGCCCTATATGGTAAGACTTTTTTAAAGTAGAGTCTTAAACTACTGTGGTAATTTATTTCAATAAGGAGGAAGTTCTTATGAACTTCTATACTTTGCTACATGCTAACATACTAGCACATAAATTTTTACCTTACAATAACCCTATTTTTACCCCTTTTTTACCTTGTTTTTACCTTTCCTAAAATTCGATCAATCTTTGAGTTTTGAAATGTATCTCCAAAGCCTCTAGAATTCTATTTCTCATTCCATAAGTACTTTTTAGAGAAATATTAAGTACATCAGCTATTTCTTCATATGTCTTATTATCAAAGTATTTTAATTGGATAAATCCATAATCTTTATGGTCTTGAACCATACTTAAACATTCATCTATCCTGAAAATTATTTCTTCATACCTGCTAATATTATTAGAAATTCTTTGTTTTAATTCTTCTATCTGTTCTACTTCACTTTTAAATTCATAGTTTCCTCCACCTTGCCCTCCTGGTCCACATGATTTTTTTATTTGTGGATTTTTTAAATTTTCTATTTCTACTTCTATCCTTTTTTGATACTTTGGATAGTTTCTTAAGATTTCTTCCATTTTCCTAAAAATTATCTTTTGCTCCTGTGTTGCCATCTTAATTCACCTCTGTTATTATATTTTCTAAGATTTCCAACTTTATACCCTCTGAAGAATATATCTCTTGCATATACTTAGAAAATTCTATTTTCTTTGCTTCTAACTCATCTTCAGTCATACATTTTTCTTTAAATATGTGACTATTTATAATTCTTACCTGGTTTCCTTCTCTCACTCTTAATTCTTGTAAGTACTCAATCATTGTTTATCTCTCCAATACCCAATTTAACAAATCTATCTCTCTTTGTATTTTAAAAATACTTTTTAAATAATCAATTTTCATTTTATAATTAGTAGAATTTTCCATGATATTTTTTATTGGTTTTATATCATTTTCTAACTCTTTAATTTTTGATAAAATTTCTTCTTGTGTTTTCATTAATTCCACTCCTTTCCAATTCTTTTCATATTCTTTTGCCACTTTTCCCAGTAGCAATTAAGAATATCATCTTTTGTATAACCATATTTATTTACAAGTGATAAATAAAGTCCTAATGCTATATTATTATATCCACCTAAAAATTCTATTATAATTCCAGTTATCTTGACAGAATTTAATTTTAAATAATTTTCTGAATTATTAAATACATCACACCCATATTCAACCATTGTATCTTTTTTATCAAAAGTATTATATAATTGTGCAATAAAGAATAATATATCTGTCAGTTCTTCTAATTCATTTTGTTTGTTATAAGGTTTGGTTTTCCAAGTTTTATGACTGTCTTTTGTTTCTTCATTAAACTCTATGCACTCAGCTATTAAAGATAATTTAATATCTTCAAGTGTTCTTTCTCTGGAACTGTGTATACTTTCATCTAAATGCTTTTGAAGATTTAATATATCCTCAAAAGTTTCTGGTCTTTTAAATTCCATTATCTCACTTCCTCATAAGTTGATTCAAAAACATCTTTTTTTACTTTGTAAAATTCTCCATCTTGTCCCTTGACAACATAATCTCCAAGCTCAACAGTTACTAATGTTTTTCCATAAACATCTAAATCAAACCTTTTAAAACTTTCAATTTCTTCTATCAAAAAATCAATATCTTTATTCTTATTTTCATACTTATTATTTTCATTAATCCATTCCAAAATTTCTCTTGTGTTATTTTCTGTGTATTGCATTGCTTCTATTAAAGCTATTTTTCTATATTTCTTAATCATAACTACTCCTCCTTCATAAATACCAACCAATGTGTCTTAGCCCTCTTATTTCCAAAAAGAGCTTTAACATTAGTCAATTTTAATATTTCACTAAGTTTAATTTGTTCCTCATTCCATTTAAAAATCAATACCCCATTAGTTTCAAGAACTCTAAAACATTCTTTAAAACCTTGCTTTATATCATCTTTCCAATTGCTACCTAGTTGCCCATACTTTTTAGCCAACCAGCTTTTCTCTCCAACTTTTATTAGATGTGGAGGGTCAAAAATTACTAGCTTGAATGTTTTATCTGGAAAAGGTATATTTCTAAAATCTGCAACAAGGTCAGGCTTTATTATTAGTTTTCTTCCATCACAGAGAGTATCTTCAAGCTCTCTATTATCCATATAAACTGTGTCAGTTCTGTTTTTCTGAAACCAAAACATCTTACTACCACAGCATACATCAAGAATTTTTTTAGTCATCTTCCTCCCAATCAGCAACTCTTTTAAGTTCTTCCAGTCTTCTATATCTTATGTGTTCATCACAACCACAAAAATATTTTATAACTTCTTCCTCCTCTTGAGTTCCATCTATAGCATATCCATTCTTATCTATATCCACTAATCCTGTATAATACCCTTGTATTTTTTCACCACACTTTTTACACTTCCACATTTTCATCACTCCATTTTTAATTATTTAAGCCTTTCCATTTTTCTATTTCTTCATCTGTTTTTAAAACTTTATAATTTGTTTCAATAGTTTCCCACAACCATTCTTTAAATAAATCATCTAGTTTATTCTCATCTCCTATAATTTCTTTTGCTTCTTCTTCTGAATAATCATAATCATCAACTAAATCTATAACTTCTGCATTTTTACAAAAAGCATTAGCATTACTATTTACTAAAAAACCAACTTTATATTTACTCATTATTTTCTCCTCCTAATTAAATTTTTTTAATTTCTCCTAAAACCCATTTTAAAATGATTGTCTCCCTTTTTAACTCTTGGATAATTATCTTATTTTTTAAAGAAGTTTCTAAAAATTTAATGTTTTCTTCATACTCTTTTAATTTATCTCTTATTTCAGTTTCTGTTCTCATTCTTTAATCTCTCCTGCTCTTACCTTAGCCCAAAACTCATCTAATTTTTCT